CGAAGGCCGAAACCGCCAGGCCGTTGTTCAGGGACTCGCCGGCCAGGGCCTGGGTCCAGCCGCTCTGCCCGGGGATGGTCAGGACCATCTGGCAGGCCGAGGTCGTGCCGCCGATGCAAAGCGTGACTTGCACCGGATTGGCACTGGTGTTGGTCAGATTGAGGTACACCTCATCCATCTGGGCGTTCCCGGCCACGGCCGTGTGCAGGGTGGTGGCCGAGCCGACCGCCGTGCCGCTTACCTTGATGTTCTTGTTGTAGGCCCCGGCCCCGGAGAGCGGCAGCTTGCGGGCGTCGCCTATGATCCGGTTCACGAAACCCCGGAAGTTGAGCTTGTTGAGATCACCCGAGCCGGGCAGGCCAAGGGCCAAGCCCGCGCCCGCAAGCAGGATGTCCCCGCCCACGATCTTCTGCCAGCCGGATTGCGGGGCCATGGTCTGGTAGAACAGGTCGTCCGGGGCGGTGATGGCCCCGTAATGGAAGGAGCCCACGAGCTGATGGGGCGAGGCGTCGATGTTGCAGACCTCCAGGAACATCTCGTCGGTCCCGGCGGACACATGGAGGTCCTGCATGTTGGTGCCGATCACGAAGGCCGTGTTGCCGGCCGTGGTGCAGGCCGGGGTCAGGCCGGCATTGCCGCTGGGCGCGGCGCTCAGGGGTAGGCGCAGGGGCATGGTCTAGCTCCAGATTTGGTTGTCCACGGTAGGATCGTGGTAGGTTCCGTCGCCGCAGAAGTGGGAGTTCTCCTGGCCGGCCGAGGCCCCGGGCACCGGGCCGGCCGTGCCGGGCGTGGTGGCCGTGGCCCCGGTCAAGGCCGAGGTGTATGGCGCGTTGGCCGGGTCCTGGCCCAAGCTGACCTGCGAAAAGCCGGTGTCCAGGGACAAGTTGGCCACGGTCACGGTGGTCACGGACACGCCATCATAAGAGCTTGTCGCCACGTAGCCGTAGCCGCTGGCCGTCTGGATCACCGACAGCGCCCGGTTGGTCTTGTAGAGCGTGGTCAGGTTGTTGCCCGGGGAAGTGACCGTGAACTGGGTCGCCGAGAGCCGAGCCAGCGCATGGGTTTCCGCCACCCAGCCATTGGAGCTGACAAGGTAAGAGGCCACCATCTGGGCCTGCTGCTCGGCCGTCAGGGCCAAGCTCACCATATCCGCGGCCATGTTGACCCAGTTGATCCCCACCCCATTGCCGTCCATGCCGCCGGGGTTAAGATTCTGGTCATAGACCTGATTGTTGTAGCCGCAGACACCACCAATGGTGCCATTCTTGGAGTCAAACCACCCCAGGCTTAGACGGGCTTGTGGGGTTGTGGCAAGCGTGACTAGCGACATTTAGACAAGCTCCTTGATCTTGAAAGCCATGGAGGTGAGGCCATACTGGGTATAGACCAGCGGGCTAAGAGATTCGAGACGGCCCACAAACGACCGTTCTTGTAGGAGCTGTATATTGGTGGGGTCCCAGATATACAGAAGGTCACCAGTTATGCCCCGGTTGCGAGTCAGGTTCAGGGCTCGGGTTACCCCCTCGGTGGGACTCAGGTACGGGAGGGTAAAAATGGCCTCCCGATACATGGACCGCTCCTCGTAGTACTCCGTGCCATCCAGAGCCGTGTCCACTATCGAGGGGTCTTGCCAGCCGATGGAAGTCTGCCCATAGATGAAGTTCCGGGCCGGGGTCCAATTCTCGGCCATGTAGAGCCGGCCGAATTGCAGGTAGCCAGCCGCATTGGTCGGATCACTGACATAAATGGTCGCGTACTGCGCCGCGAAAGGGCTCACGAGGCCACTGGGGGCCTGAACCATCTGCAACCAGATGGCGGGTAATACCCCAAAATCATCAGTGGTGAGCCGACCGAAAAGGAAGTTGGTGCTGTTCCAGAGAAGGCTTGTCGTGTCGTAGTACCTGGGCCAGACGTTCTGCCACCCGGAGTCGTAGACCGGCGTGGTCATAGCCGCGTTACTCCACAGCACAAGCCTGCCCGTGGCCGAGAGCGAGAGGTTATGCCTCACCAAGGCCACGGCATTGATATACCTGGACATCCCGAAATTGACGTTGATGTAGGCCGAGCACTGAGTCCCATCCGGGGTTGCTGGTGCCGGTGTGAGTAGCCCCACCCCCGTGGTTCGAGCGTAGTTGGTCAAAAATCTGTTCTGGACGTTCGTAACTGGGAGGGACGAAACGAAGGGGGCCCCGGTCACCGTTCCGGCATCGCTCCGGTTCGGGTAAGCCAACATGCAGTTATTCGTTATGGCCACGATTAACCCATCACCCCGATTGTAACATGACCAGTTTCGTGCGCTTCTGTCATACTAATAACCACAAAATTCTTTCCATTTGTCAGTCCGAAGCGCGGAACAGCGATGTTTATGACAGACCCAACGGTGATCCCGATAGCAAAATCCATTTTCGTTGTAAACGTGAACTTATCTAGCCTATTCTCGTATATAGCGAGTAGTCTTGCACATTCCGTTATTGCATCAGATTGTTGCGTAAGATACGTCGTAAAGTCCAATTCGCAGGCCAGTGGATGCTGAAATAATGCGGTGATGTCTTCGGCCCTGGCCTGGCGCCACTGCTGGGCGACCCAGGCCACCCGATTGGGGTTGTTGGTCCAGAGGGCCGAGGCCAGGGTGGCCTGGGCCTGGGGCGTAAAGTTGCACGCGCAGTCCAAGACGATGCGGAACGCTGGCGTCCCGTCTTTCGTCTGGAAAGGCGCGGAGCGGTCGAAGCTGTCTGAGAGGATGTACCAGGGATTAAACGTCTGGACCGGCGTTGCGGTCTGGCTGGCCTTGTTGAATTGGCCCGCCATCAGGTTCCCGGAGCGGTCGAACGCGCTCCAGCCACCGGCCGATTCCAGGAGCAGGTTGTTGAAGTCCCCGATGGTCGTGGTGTCACCCGGCCCGAGGTAGTACCCCACCTCATACGGGGCCGCGGTTTTGAAGGCAGCGAAGCTCGCGGCGTTGATCCCGGGGCCCAGGATCGGGTCGTACCCGAGAGCATAGTAAGCACCCACGGTGTCCGTGCCGACCGGAGTGCCCGTGGTTGGCCCGGTGTAGATGGCCGGGCTCGCATAGGCCTCCACCATCGCGCCACCGATCACGAAAGCTGTACTGTCCGCCGAGATGATTTTGACCTTCAGGTTCGTGAAGCTGGAGTTCGGCTGACCCGCGAGCCATATGCGCCAGAAGCCGTTCGGAACTCCGATAACCCCAGCCTCAGTGATGAACCCGGTCGCCTGGTACTGGGGACCCACCGCCAGGCCATTGGCCTGGACGTTCGAGTAGAGGCCAGTGGTCAAGTTGAAGGTGGCCTGGCAGTTGTTGGCCTCATTGGAGGGATCGGATATCTCCAGGACCACATTGCCAGTGCCTTTGACGTGCCAGGACAGGCAATACATGCCCGTGCCCAGGGCCAGTGTGTAGGAAAAATTGCTGTTTGCGGCCCCGCTCAGTTGGGCCAGGCCCATGCCTGCGACCGGCGGTGCGACCCCAGCAGGGTTCAGCGCGAGCGTGAACCCTGAGTTCGTCCACGAGCCGGAGCTGAAGGCCTCGCTCCAGGGCAGATAGTTCTTGCGGGGCCGCTGGGCATACGATGTGGCGATCCGCTGAACGATGTCCGCTATCGTATTGACATAGACGCCTCCAGTGGCATCCCCCCGCACATCGGCCGTGATGGCCGTGGAAGCGGACCCTCCAGAAGTCATGAAGATGCCCAAGGCCAAACAGGTGCAGTACATGCCCGGCTGAGGAACGGCCGCATACAAGCCCGTCGTGCCGGCCAGGGCCGGGCAGTCGCCACCCCCATAAGCAATCCGGGTGATGGCGCAGCCGCTGGTAAAGGCAAAATTGTAATAGAGGAGCCCCGCAGGATCGCCCAAGGTGACGACCGTGTTGCCCCCGGTGTATGTCGAGGACAGCACCACGAGGTTGCCGACGTAGGTTGTGGTGCTACCGGAGGCCGTGACTGTGTAGGTGATTACCAAGGGTAGCCCAGCCACATAGGTGCTGGTCTTGTTCACGCCGGTCAGCGAGAAGCTGTAGGCCCCCACGTAGGTGGCCGCTGCTGTCTCCACGGTTCCGTTGACCCCGTAGTCCAGGGCCAGCGGAGAACCGTTGCTGTAAACCATGTCCACGGCTTGAGCCGGCCCATTGTGGAATTGGTAGATCAGGTAGGCCTGGCTCACCCAGGCCGGCGTGATGTTGTAGCAGCGGCCGAAGCACATGGGCTTGGATTTGCCCATCAGGTCCGTGGGTTGCCCCTCCACCCCTTTGCCGGCGACATTGTTCCCCAGGTAGGTGAACTGGGAGAGGGCCTTATCGAAGAGTTCGGTGTAGTCCCTCACCTTCAAGTTCATCATGTTCCAGGTGAACTCGGGCTGGCACATCACCCCGGTCAGCAGCACATTGAAGTTGTTGTAGCTGCCGTTCGTGTTTCCGCCGGCCCCGTCATCACCATAAAGCAGCCTTACGGTATGGCCATCCCAGTTCTGGGTCATGAACTGATCGAAGAACCCATCATGGTTCAAAAGCTCGGCCACTCCGAAGCCGCCGTCTGCCGAACCCCCTTTCAAGCCATCCTGGAAGACGCTGCACTGGTAGTTCAGGGGCACTTTTAGGCGCGGCTCATAGAAGGTGTTGGGCACGCTGTCCCCGGGCAGCGTGCAGTAGCCCTGCTGGCCCGAGGAGTACCGGAGCGTCACGGGCTGGAGGCTCGTGGCGTCGAAGTAGGTCATCTCCAAGAGGTAGATCAGCATGGCTACCTCGCCATCCTGGCCGGCTTGGCCGCCATGAGCTTGTTGTGCTGATGGATGGCTGCCAGGTGCCGGTTGGTGCCCCGCACCCCGGTCACCACATCCGCCAGGCCTTGGGCCGTACTCTGGTTGCCCTGCATGATGGCCTTGTGGGCCAGGGCCACGGCCCGGGAATCGCTATTCGAGGAGGTGGTCGCGCTGTTGAAAAGGTCCTTGGTCTGGCCGAAGGTGAAAATCCGGGCTGCGCCGGTCGCCTCCAGCTCCGGACCATTCTCACCGACGATGCGCCAGCCGCCGCTGAAGAGACCGCCCTCGGCGAAGCCTGGGAGCCCGAGGGTCTGCCCGAGAATCGTCACGAGGTTGTACTGGGCCTGGAGGTTGGTCACGACCCCCGCGATCTGGCTCATGGCGTCGGTCATGTTATTGAAGCCCGAGATGGTGTCCTGGCCAAGGACCGCGATGGAGGTGTTGACCAACTGCAAGTTGGTGTTGGAAAGCTGGAGCTGGGTGATCTGCTCGTTCGCCGAATTAACGATCTGGTCCTGATCCTGAAGCTGAGACTTCAGGGTTTCGAGCTGCTGGTCAATCGGCTGCTGGAGCGCCCCCAGGCTGCCCGTCACGTTGTTGTAGTCGGTGTAGTAGGCCGCCGACATGCCGTTGACCGACTTGGAGGTGGTCAGGAACGTCTGGGCAAAGGCCGCGAGCTTCTGGATGTCCTGGGAGTAGCTTACCGAATCCGGGCCCTCGTTCTGCACGGTTCCGAGCAACTGCTGGTAATAGGCGCTCTGCTGCTGGTAGGTCTGCTGCGGCGTATTGGGGCTCAGAGACGAGTTCCACTGGATACCCTGCAAGGTGCTGGTGAGCAGGTTATTCAGCGAATTGTAGGATGAATAGGCGGACTGGACGGACTGATCGAGGCCATCCACCATCACCTTGACTGACTGTACGGCCTGGAGCTGGGCCTGGAGGCCTTGAATCTGGAGGTTGTTGACCTGCTGGATGGCCTGGCCGGCCTGCTGCTCGGCGGTGTCAAACTGAGCCATCCAGCTCGCGGCGTTGGCCCAGGCCTGCACCGTCTGGGGGTCCATCTGGCCTTGGAGGGCCTGGCCGTACTGATTCCAGAAGTTGCTGGTCGTGACGTTGGAGTTGCCGATCAGGCCGATCGCCTGGTTGGCCTGGGCCTGGTCCGCGGTCAGGGTGTTGGCCGCGACTGCGGGCTTGGACATCGAGGCGATGTAGGTCTGGAGGGCCGCCTGGGTGCCCTGGTTGCCCCCGAGAAGTTGCCCCACCTGGGAGGCCCAGTTGCCCTGATCTACTTCATCCGAGGCCCCGGAGAGATTACCCAGGGAGGTCCCGGCCTGCTGGGCCAAGACGTTGGTGGCCGTGTACGCGGATGAAATCCGGTTGATCTCGTCGATGTAGTCCTCGCCCGGCTGCGCGGCGTTGTTGAAGGCCGTAGCCAGGCCGGCCGCCTGAATCGCCTGCATCGCCATGGCGTTCGTGACGTTCGTGGCAGCCTGAGTGAGGTTCGAGGAGTTGACATCGAACTCCTCGGGGAAGCTGAAATTGTCGAGGCCCGAGGTGCCCATGCCCAGAGCGTTCAACCCGGAGGTCAAGCTCGCGGTGTCACTCCCCATGGTGGTGTTCCACTGCTTGGCCAGGGCCGGGTCGGCGATGCTCGGCTCGGTGAAATGCGAGGTGGAGCTGGAACCGAAACTGCCGGTCGTCGTCTGGGTAAACCCGGTGTAGCCCCACAGCGGGTTCGGGTTGTTCAGCCCGTTACCCGTCATGTCAATGGTGATGCCGTTGTTTCCGTTCGGCGCCGTGGTAGTTACGCTGGGCGATAAGGCTGCGGTCAGGGCGGCAGCGCCCAGGCCTACGATGGCGCCGATGCCGGTTGAAGCAAGGCCTGCGGTAAGCCCCAGGGAAGCGCCCAGGTCAGAGCCCGCGAGTGAAGCACCGAGACCGCTATAGGAGGCCAACCCGCCGGCAAGAGCCCCGCCGGCGCCCCCCGCGATGCTGGCCCCGGAACCTTGGGGCTCAAAGTACCCACCGGCCAGGTATCCGATCCCCCCGGCAGCGGCGGCCGGCCCGAGGACGCCCATGAGGCTGGAGGAACCGGCGCCAGTCACAGAATTTTGATAGGTAAGGGAGTTCGACCAGGCGGTCGAAAGATCAGCCTGCGAGGCATCAGGCCCCAGGGCGGCGGCCTCGCTGTCGTACATCGAGGCCCCGGCGTCGTTAAGCGTGCCCGGGGCCAGCGTCGAGGACGTACCCAGGAGATCGTAGCCGGTCTTGGCATAGCCGGCGTACTGCATGAGGTCGTTCATGCTCAAGCCGCTGCTGGACGCCTCGGAGGAACCACCCCCACTAATGGCTGAGAAGCCACTGCTGCTACCACCCGCGCTTGTAACGAGCGTGTAAGCGTCCACGGGGCTCATGGGATTGGAGCCGGTGGTGAGCATCGTAAAGAGGCTTTGCTGATCCGCGGTCAGGCCAAGGGCGCTCGAAGACGCGCCGCTGGAAGACGCGGTAGTGGAAGAAGAGGACCCAACCCCCATCAAGAAGGTGGAGATGCCCGCGGAGTCTGAGCTTCCCCCGCTGGAGGTAAAGGCGTTTATGAGGGACGGGGCGCCCACTGTTCCGCCCACCAGGCCAAGCAGATCATACTGCCGGATAGCGGGGAGCAGCGCGGCAACCCCAGTCGAGGACTGCGCGAGCCCATAAGAAGCATTGGGACGACTGGCGGTCTGATCCTGGCTGCCTGGGATTGCGGCGTTCATCGCCCCAGCGGCCAAGGGCTTGAAAAGGTCTTCCTTCGTGATAGCCATGGCCATACCAGCAAGCGCTTCAAGAAGGTCCTTGCGCATCTTGGCGAGCATGTCCTTCCAGGCCAGCTCGGTCTTCTTCGTGTTTCCAGTGATCGCGTCGTTCAGGAAGTCAGTGAAGCTCGTCTTGCCCTCGTTATAAAAAGACGTGGCTAAGTTCTTGAGGTTATTATAATATTCCTCCCATTCAGCGAGGTTCTTATTTAGCTTTGTACCAACGTCCGTGTCCTGAAGGGCGCGGCCACCCGCATATTCCCCAAAGCCACTGGAATAGTTAAGCCTGGCGGCCACGAAGGCCTGCGTGTCCTTCTCAGACTTGAGCTGGGCGTAAGTGGACGCGGTGGCTTCATCCAGGCCGGCCGCCTTGGCCTTTTGCACCACGCGGTCATACATATTCTGCCGCGTCTGGAGCATCTTGGAGGAGATGGAGTCGTAGCTGGTTTCAAGGTCTTGCCAGACTTTTCGCTCCTGCTCCCCATTGTCCTGGTAGGATTTGGCCTGGTAGGCTTTAGCGGCGGTGTTGTAGTCCGAGAAGCTGCCGGCGTAGTCCATGGTCGTCTTGAGGTTGTTCAAGTCGGCCTTGTACTTCAGGACCCCGTTGACCTTCTGCTCCAGATCGCCCAGGGTTGTACTCAAAGCCCGAGCGGCCTTGGCCATCTCGTCCGGGTGTTTCGCAACCTCGGTCCAGAAGGACTTAATCGCCTCATCTTTCTTTAAGTACGGGAAAAGCTGCTCGACGGTGCTCTGGGCCGCGGCGTCCTTGGCAGCAGCCGCAGCGGTGTTCACCTTCTGAGTGATCTGGTCTATGGACACGCCGCCCTGGATGGAAAGCTCTTTGGCCCGGCTGATGAGCCCCTGAGCCTTCTGGTCAATGTCGGCGAATTTCGCGCCCAAGGCATCGCTGTTCGAGGCACTGAGGTTCTTGTTGATGTAGTTGTCTACCGTATCCCCCAGCTTCTCGACCTGGACAGCATGACGGGCCGGGCCCATAGCCTTCTTGGCTGCGGCTTCCTTGTCCTTTTGGATACCATCAGCCAATTCCTGGCTTATGGCCGCCCACTTCGCCCTTGCGACCCTGGCCACTTCCGGGTCCGGGTCCAGCATCTTCTGGTAGACGCCACTCTTGTTGAAGTCGGACCAGTACTTGGAGACTCGCGAGCCCGCTTTATCGTTAAGGCCAAGGAACTCGCCGGGGTTCGTCCCGTAGTAGGGGTCGGTTCTGGACTGGTTCTGAGCAGCCAGCTCTTGCGAGGCCTTAGCCGCCTGCTCTTTGGCCTCGGCCAGGGCGTTCAGACGCCCCTTGATGGCCTCACTGGCAGCCGCAGCGGCGTCACTGGCCTGCTCCGCCTCTTTACTATTGGGAAGCGCGTCACGGAGTTGCCGGTTCGCTACATCCAGCTTGGACTGGAGGCCATTTACGGTTTCCGGATTCTCAAGCGACGTAACATTCGCGGTCGCGGCGTTAAGCTTCCCTTGCGCCGACTTTGCATTGAGCTGGTCGATGAGGGCCATGACCTTCAAAAGCGGGTCGGCGTTGACCTCGGTGGTGATGTGCGCGGTATAAAGGGTGTTGGTGAACTCGCTGAGTTGTTTTGCTAACCACTCGGCACGTTCACTGTTGACTTCTACATCAATCCCTTTACCTGCGGCTTTCTCTGCGGATTCAAGTGCGGACTTCAACTGGATGACGTACTCCAGCTTAGTCTTCATGTTCTGTAAGTTATTCGTGTCCGCCGTATTATTGATGGAATCACGCCACTGGCCAATAAATCCGAAGATAGACGCACTGTCCTGGTTAAAATTGGCAGTTGCGTTTGCTTTATCCTGGGCTAATTGCTGAAGGCGCTTGTTGTAGTAGTCCAGCTTATCGAGATCAGACATCCGGTCAACTTCGTTGACTTTGGAGGCCTGGTCCTGAATTGAGGAATTGCGGTCAGCCACCCCCGGGGCATTCGCCACGGTCATCAATTGCCCGATGGTGGTAGTGGCTTCTTTGGTCTTTTGAACCGCCTGGTCCAGTTGCTTTACGGTGTCGTTCGCAAATTGCTGAAGATAATGGCTGTCCGCCAGGGACTTCAGATCATTTTTCAGGCGGTTGGTGTTGGCCTGAACGGTATCCGCGGACTTTTCCCAGCCCTCGGACATTTTCTCCAATGGAGCGACGAGTCGGGGGATAAGGTCCAGGGCCGAAATTTCGCCGGCCTTCATCATGCGGTTGAACTCGGCCGTGGTGACGCCCATGGCCTCGGCGCCGACCTTCATGGCGCCCGGGATGTGCTGGGCAAACTGGCGTCGGAAAACCTCGGCCGTGACGGTGCCCTTGGAGATCATGTGCTCAAGAGCGCCCAGGGCCGTGGACACATCCTCGGAGGTGCCCCCGGTCTTGGTGATGGCCTGGGTGACGGCCTCGAAGACCCGGCGCGTGGTGTCCCCGGACATCCCCACGATGTTGGTGGCTGCGGAGAACCTTTTGTAGGAATCGGCTACGGCCTCGATGTCCTTTCCGTAGCGCTGGGCCATCTGACTGGCGTAGGCGAACTGCTTAGGCCCTTCATCGTTGCCGAAGATGCTGTCGAAAGACCGCCGGAGAGCCTCCATTTTCATGGAGGCTTCCAGGATCACGCCGGGCATTTCCTGGATCACGCCGAGCAGCCGGTAAGCGGAGCTGTAGAGAAAGGTATTGGCGATGATCTGCCCGAGACTCTTGCCCGAGCTGGCAACGCCGCCCATCGCCTCCTGGACCTTTCTGATCGAGGCCTGGGAGAGGTTGAACTGCTCCCCCATCGTCTTGATCTCACTCGTGTTAAGCTGGAGCCTGGTGCCCAGGTCCTTCAAGGCCCGCTCTGCGGTCTGGACGCTCTGCACTTCCAGGAACCGCGACTGGAGCTTGGCGAACTGGTCCGAGGCCATGCCCGTGAGGTTCTGGAACTTCCCCAGGTCCACTCCCAGGCCATCCAAGGACTTGCCGGCCACCTTGGCGTAGTTGGTCAGCTCGTTGAAGCGGCCCACGATCTTGCTGATGCCACTCGTGATCTGGTCCGGCTTCAGGGCGTTGCCCATGGCGTCGGAAATATCGTTGGCCGCTTCGCGGACCAGCCCCCGGGCGCTCCGGAGGTCGGTGTCAAGCTGGCTTATGTCTCCGCGGACTGTGACGTAGATGCCAGGAATTTGCACAACTATACCATTGCCTTGATGGCCGGAGTGGGGGTATCAGCTTTACAACCAACGCTTTTCATCAAAGGGGAGGAGTTATGCGGCACACCGCCTTGGCTGTTTCCTTGGCAGCCATTTTCCTGATGGTTGGTTGTGCGGGCACGGGGCCCGGGGCCAGACAGACCCCGCAGGAAGCGATTGCGGAAATCCGAGCGAATGGGGGTCACGGGAATGGTACGGGGGCCCCCGCATCGAACGGTAGTAATAATTATGAGTTGGCTTACATGGAGTGCCAGGCCATGGCCGCGCAGATCACGGGGCCGAATGGAAACCCGTTCATGCAGACCTACTATTTGGGGAAATGTCTCAAGGCTAAGGGGTACTGACCAGAAGGCGGGGGGCGTAAGCCCCCCTACTCCCGTTTTCTTTGTCTCTCCCACTTCATTTCGAGAAGCGGGAACAACGAAGACTCCAGCTTCAGAATCTTCTCCACGTCTTCCCAGGTCGCTCGGCCGTGGGCTTCGCACACCCGAACCACATCCGTAGCCTGAAGGATGAGACGAAGCGCCCCAGCCGCCCCGGCTACAAGAGGCCTGTCGTATCCTGCGAGTATCTGCCACAGATGCCATGCGATTTCGTTCTCTCCGAGAAGATGCGTAGGGCGCGGGCAGGTTGCGCATGGGGGTTCAACCCCGTCGTTTTCGCAGGTGGCGCGGCAGTTCTCACAACTGGCCGCGTCACCTACGGCCCATTCGCCCCACGCGATTAGTTTTTTTCGGCGGCCTCTTTGTCCTTACGGACGATCTTGGCCAGCCCGGCCCGGCACTCGTTGATCCAGGTCGGGAAGCCCACGACCTCGCCATTCTCTTTGGTGATCTCGGCCGACCGGGCGACCATCAGCTTGGTCTCTTCGTTGCAGGGGAGGGCCCTGCCCTCGGCGTCCTTGATGTTGCGCCAGCTTTCGACGGCGGCGCAGGTCAGCAGGTAGCGCTTGTCACCCAGCTTGGGGTTCTGGCGCATTTCCGGTTCGAGGGTGCCCCCTTCACCGCGGCGCATCACGGTGTCGAAAGCCCCCATCTCTTCCTGGAGGTCTTCCACTTCGCCCGGAGTCAGGTAGACGAGGGTTACCTCGCCCTTGTCGGGGTCGTTGGGGATGGGGAAAACGGCGGTGATTTTCTTGCTCAGACGCATGGCTCATATCCTCCCGAGGGATGGTTTCCCCGGTTAACTGGCGCGGCAGGGAGCCGGGTTCTCCTTTTCCTGCCTGGGCCGGTAGGCGCACACCGACCCAGGCAGTAGCCGCGCCAACGCTTGGCTACATCCAAGTGAAGCTGATGCTGTCCTCGCCGTTGACGCCCAGGGCCGCGAAATCCACGGACAGGTCCAGGACCGGCGCGTTGGCTGTGACGGTGGGGACGTGGAGCTTGCAGCTCTGCATGAAGACCTGGAGAATTGAGCCGGCCACGGTGCCGAAGGTGCAGAGGATGGGCTGCTGGGTCCCGTTGAACCCGCTCACGAACTCATCCACGTCATTCTGGCGGAAGTGGGACTTGACGGTGCCAGTGATCTTGCGGACGTTTTCCACATAGTCGCCCGAGAAGCCGCTGGTGGTGATCTCGTCGTCCAGCACCTTCACCTTGTCCTCGTAGCTGAGGTCCAGGCTGGTCAGAATCTTGGAGACGGCGTTGATGGCCACGCCGGTCTTGCGGGACTCCAGCGGGGCACCCACGGTGACCCCGGTGGGCAGATAGGGCTGGAGCACATCGCCCACGTTCCAGGCCTTATCCAGAGCCGGCGAGACGGTCAGGGTGTTGGTGGTCGGGTTCACCCCGGTCACGGTGTAGCCATCGGCGGCGAAGTCGTTCTGGGTGGAGTTCTGGAGAACGGCGCCTATCGAGTACTTGTTGGCATCGTAGACCTCGACGGTGTTGGCACCCGAGGCAGCCGCGACCTGCACCGCATCCCGGCCACACCAGCCCATCTGCAAGAACGAGCCGCCGATCTGGAACTTCACGGCACCCTTGTTGGTGGCGGTGATCTTCAGGGTCTCGGCCACGCAACCGGCACCGAAGAACACGGTGTTGCCGCGCAAAATCCACAGAGAGAAGCTGGGCTTGGTCAGGGCCGGCGAGTAGACGACGCTGACCCCGTTGTTCACGGTCTTCTGGCCCAGCAAGGACTGGAAGATCACGTCCCCATCGGGAGCGGACCCAGCAGCCCCGGCCGGCCGGGCGTAAAGCGGAATCGAGAAGGTGCCGGCCGGGCACATATCCTGGAACTGCTCCAGGAGGTCCCGGGTGAGCTTCACTTCCTCCGAATCGGTGTAGGTCGGGTTCTGCCCGATTTCCGCGAAGCCCGCGGCGACGGTCTGGGGGCTGAGGGCCGTGGGGAAGGCCAGCACCCCCTTGGTGGTTTCCAAGACCGCGAATATTGTTTGCTCGCGGGCTATGCCAATGATGTTCGAGGGTGCGGACATGGAAGTCTCCTTAGACCATTTGTTTAGTTAAACCTTACAAGGAGGGGAGTTTTCTGCTTCCACTCCTCCACGAATGTGGTACGCATACACCGACCTTGTTATATTTCCACCCAGCAGACATCCCCCAGGGGAAACGTATCTACATTCGGGCTACCCAAATGCGGTACTGAACAGCATAATGCCAAATACCATCATCGCTAAAGAGCACGGAATGAAATCGCTCCATGCCCAGGTTATTCGGATTGCCCAAGTTCGGTAGGTCTATGTTATCGTACAGCGCGGTAAGTGCGGTATAGAGTGCTAAAATCTCAGTGTCCCCGGGGGTGTTGGAGAATAGAGAGAACTGAACGGTGATCTTCTCCATCCAGAGGTCGGTCTCGTTGTTGACCATCGACATGGTGGCCAGGGGCAGCGGTGTGTCAATGGGGGCCCTGGTATTGTAGAGGTTGCCATTCAGCAACGTGTAGAGCTGGTTTGGCTGTCCATTGGTCTGGGCCGTGAAGATGGCGTAGATGGCAGCGAATAGCGCGGTCATGATCCCAGGACCCCCTGTATGGCCTTACCGAACTTTTCTATGGCCTCTTCCAGCCTGGTCTGAGCCGCCGGGCCCAAAAAGGGGTGGGGTGGGACCGATCCTTTTACCTTCCCATGCACCACCAGGATGTGCCCGCGCTCGACAAGATGCGCGTGGGGTGCGGAGGCGTAGACGATGGCCCCCCCGTCCTCGTATTTAGACTTCTTGGCCCTGATGCTGTCGCGGAGGGTGCGTGCGTTCGGGAAGTGCTTTTTGTGCCATTCCGACTCGCGGGGGGTGCCTGTATAGTCTATGAAAGCCGCTGAAGCCTTGGCATCCTCGGCTATGAGTCCCGCGATCTCAAAAGAAGAGTCCTGGATCGCGGCGTTTATCTGGCCCAGAAGCTCCCGGAACTCGTCGGGGAACTCTACGATCACCTGGGTTTTACTTAGGCCAGCCATCACTGGGCCTGCTGCTGATCCAGCTTGTAGGCGTCAAAATAGGTCTCGTCGTCGGGATAACGGTGATCCGCGAACGTCACTTTGTACGTTTCACCGCGGTAAAACACCCGGTTCATGTCGGAGAGCCCCGGGTAATAGCGGATGAGAAAGTGCCGGCGCAGCTTGCCCTGCTGCATGGTGGCCATCTGCCGCTCGGTGCCTGTCGCGCCCCAGGTGCGGCACCAGACGGTGGCCACTGTGTTCCAGGTCTCCTCGGCACCCCCGGTCTGCGTGGGAGTGGTGGTCAAGACCTGGATCGCCACCCGCTCGTTCATGTCGCTGGCGGCCGGCACTAGACGATCTCCATTATGACGAAGGGGTCGAGGAGATTGTCCACAAAACTCCGGTCCATCTGGATCAGGTTCTTACGGACGGTCCCCACGACGAAATTTTCGCGCTGGGAATACAGGCCTGTGACCCGCACGAACATCCATGCGCAGATCGCCTTCGGGGTTGTTGGATTGCCGTTGGAATCCAACGGCCACCCCGATTCATACTGGATGGTCACACAGTTCGGGATGTCCTGTGTCTCAGGCCAGGAGGTCCCACAGGCCGGCACGATGAAAGGGTTCACCGTGTCGGAGTCATTCACCAGAATGTAGGCGGACTCTGGTAACGTCTGCGTGTCACCGTTTGGGTCCACGTAGCTCACGGAGATGATCGACTGGAGCGGAGGCTTCGGAAGCTCGATGGACTGACGACGATAGAGCCTCCGAGTGGAATTGGGGTAAATTCTGGGATACCCAGGCATGTTACCGATTATGCTGCCCGGCCAGTAGCCGGTGGGAAATCGGTCTAGCGTAAGCTGGAGCGTCTGGGTGACAAAGGCCCTCCTCGTCAGGTTCTCACCGGCAATGCGAGCGGTCGTGATGAAGACGTTGAAGAGATCGTCCGAGGTATCGTCGTCCACACGGGTGTGCAGCTTCGCGTCACTCAGCGAAATCGGTTCTACCGTCGGGGGAACGATGACTTGGAGGGCCATGTCTTACTTCTTGCCTTTGGAGGTGCCGGTGGCCGCGTCGGCTGCCGGGGCACTCCCGGCCTGGGTCAGAGCAGCCTCGGCAGCCTTGGCTTCGGCTTCAGCCGCGGCCAGAGCGGCCTCGGCGGCCTCGGCCTGCTCCTGGGGGGTCTGGGCTTGGTCACCGGATACGACCTTCGCGGGCGGGATTTTGCTTCCATAGACAGCGGCCTCCGTGGCCTTGTCATCGGCGAAGCCCCCAGCCACGAGGCTCTTGGCCTCGCCATCCTCAATCTCAAAGAACTGGCCCGCTTTGACGCCGTGCTGCGGGATGTCCGTGAGAGCGCGTACTTTCATTTTCTTGGCTCCTTAAAACGAGGCCGGGATAAACCCGGCCCCGCTATTAGTCATGTTTAACTAGACTTTTTAGGTGGCCGAGTTCTGGAACAGCTTCACCGCGCCGCCCACGTCCATGAAGTTGCCGCCGGAGCGCAGGAAGGCGAGGAAGCCTACCTGGCCCTTGGAGGCAAACGCGGAGTCGTCGAAGCGGTAAAAGGTCATCTGCATCACGTCGCGGATGACGTAGAAGCTCATGTCGCCGAAGGCCACGGAGTAGGCGTTGGCGGCCATGACCGGCATTTGCTGGTTGGTGGTGTAGGGATAACCGCAAAGGCTGCCGGACAGGCCCGCGGTCAAGCCCTCATCCAGCGGCATCCACAAAGGACGGCCATTGTTGTCTTTAACCTTACGAATGGTCCGCAAGGTCTGGTCGTTCATCATGAACTGGCAGTTCCCCAGATCACGATAGGCCGGATCGACCGAGTGGATCAGGTCGATCAAGTCGTCGTAGATCAGGGTCAGCGTCTCGCCGGTCAGCCCCACCTTGCCGATGTCGCCGTTGGCAACCGCGGCCGTGATGAGCCCGTTGGGCTGATCCACGCCGGTCCCGACGGTGAAGTGCTGGTTCATGATACGGCCCAGGCGCGTGGCGATGCGGTGGCGAACGAACTCCTCGATATCCACGGAGGAATCCTGGAGCAGTTCGATGGGCACGGTCACGTACTTGGAGCTGTACTTGAAGACCGGCAGGGGCAACGTGCCGAACGAAATGTCCTCGGAAGAGGCCTGGGTGTTCTGGTCCAGGATTTCGCCGACTTCCGCCGTGCCGTTGCTGGTGGGGTAGTTGATCGGGTTGCCGGCGTCGGTCTTGATGATCTTCGACACGGCCCGCATCCCGCCATACTGCTTCAGGGCGTCGATGACGGTGGCCACCACGTCCGACTGCACGGTAAAACCGCCATCGGCTCCCACGGTGGTATCCATGGTGTTCATGATGCCCGCGCCCCGACTGACCTGCTTGGCCACATGGTCCTTGAAACCGTCCTTGCCGCCGCGCATCCAGGCCAGGAAGCCGCTGGAGTTGCGCTTGGCCTCGGGGCTGTCATGGTCAACACGGTCCACGGCGTCCTGAACTGCGGCGGTCTTGCGCTCCTCGGCGGTCAGGTCGAGCATCTTCTCGAAACGCTCGATACGACCGTCCAGGGCGTCGATCTCGTTGACCAGGGCGTCGAACTGGTCATTGTGGGCCGGGGTCCACTTGTCCTTGGGGGTTTCGTCCACGAGGGACCTAACTTTCCGGGAAACGGCGGCGCGTTCTTCCCGCAACTCCTGTATGCCAGGCATAGGCTTTTTCTCCTATCAGCGTGCGGAAGACCGCTATTCGCTGGTTATGCCCCTCGCTCTGAGGCGGCGGTTAAGGGTTCCGGACAACACGTTGCCGTTTTCCTGAGTCAGGTTTAACCCGACATTTAGGGTAGAAGTACAGGCTTCACCCTCCCCATGGGGAACGTCCTCGGATTTGTCCGTCTTGTCCGTGTTGTCGGGATTATCCGGGTCGGGGTCCGGGGTGCTTTCTGGGTCCAGTTCGGGCTCGCCGGCCGTCTCCAGGTCATCGTCCGTCTTTTCCTCCTGCTGGATCACCCGGGGCGCATTGTCATAAGCCGCCAGGTTCCAGGAGGCCGTGGCCTTGGCACTTTCTTTTGGCGCGTCTTCCATGATGCTGTCGGCGAAGCCCAGGGCCACCGCCTCTTCGGCGGTCAGCCAGGTCTCGGCCGCCATCATGCCCGCGATGTCCTTGGCCGGCTGCCCGGTTTCCTTAGCGTAGGTGGCCACCAGAGAGTCGTCGATCTTGGCTAGGAGGGCCGCGGTAGAGGCCAGGTCGTCGGCATTCCCCATGGCCAGAGTCCAGGCCTTGTGGATCATGAAGAACGCGCCGGGGGCCATCTGCACTTCATCGCAGGCGAGGGCCAGGAAAGAGGCCGCGGAGGCGGCGTAACCATCCACATGCGCGATCACCTTCTTGGAGGTCCCCCGCACGGCGGCTTCCATGGCCCTGGCCGCGAACACATCGCCCCCAGGGCAATTCATCCGGAGATGAATAACGTCCGCGGTCACCGAGGCCTCAGCCAAGGCCAACACGAAATCCTCCGCGCTGACGCCGCCCCAGTAGGGGTCGTCCACGATCACGTCATAGAGATAGAGGGTGGCCTCATTAGGCGAGGCTTCGGTTTCCGCCTTCGGAGCCCCTTTCCCCCCAGGCGCACGAGCCTTCAAGGGCATCCGGGCCTGGGCGTTCGCGTTATCGCGCAGCAGCCGCATTAGCCGGGTCTTCATCACTTCCTCCTTCCTCCGGCTGCGCATCGGGTGCGCCGGTCGCCGGCTTGAAAAGTTCCTCGTTCTCTTCCCCGGCCTTCGGCGCGAGGCCTTCCTCAGCGCGAACTTCGTTGGGGGACATCCAGCCGGGCTGCTGAATCGAGCCCAGCGCGGCCTTGTAGTAATCCGCCCTTGCCTGGAGATCGCCCCGGGTAATCGCGGTCTCATCGAACTCGGCAAAGTACCCATCGGTGAACAGCTTGCGCTCCAACTCCTGCTCGATGGCCGTGAAATGCTCGTTCAGGGTCAGGGTGTTGAACCACCGGCCCATCTGCTCCACGCCGCCGCCGAAGGAGCTGGTCTTCTCGTTCTCGCCCACCATGACCGGGTGGACGCCAAAGAAACGGCAGATGTCGATGACCGAGAACTTCCGGGATTCCAAAAGCTGGGCGTCCGCAGCCGTCATGGCCAACGAACTCACCTTGGCATCTGCGAAAAGGATCAACGGCTTGTGGTGGTTCCTGGAGCCGGTGTACTTTTCTTCCAAATGCTGCTTCAGACGCTCCATGGCGTCCTTGTCCACGTTGTTTGGGAAGGAGATCACGCTCTGAGTCTGGAGCCCATTGGCGAAGAACGAGGCAGTGGAACTGTCGGCGCCCAGGGCAACGCCCACGGCCTGGGCCATCGCCTGGAGGGTGGAGAGCCCTACCCGGCCGTTCCACCCGAGGTTCGGAACGTGAATGATGTCGCTCTGATCGAAAATCTTGTAGCGGCCATCGTCGAAAACGCAGCCATAAAACAGCCGGTTGCGCTCGACGCCGGGCTCCTTGTCCAGGCCCAGCTCCCAGGCCCAGTAGACCATCACATTCCAGGCCTTGAGGGGGATAAGCGCCAAGGGGGCCCCATTCCTCCCACGGACAATGTGGGCATAGCCATTGCCCATCAGGAGCTTGTCCTGCATGAACGCCTTCCAGAAGGTCGCGGCGGTCATGAAACGGTTCGGATAAAGGCGCAGGACCTCGGCCAAAGGATGGCGGGGCGCGAGCACGCGCAGTTCGCTATCCCGCTTGTAAATCTTAACCGGGGCGCAGCAGATGGCGGACGAGATCAGGCGCACGCAGGCGAACACGGCGGAGGCCCGAAAAGCGGTGATGTGGTTGACCACCTGGCCCGCCGCGTGCATCCCGGTTCCGAGCATCTCCTGCCACCGGCTGGAGTCGGTGATGGAGAAACTGTCACCGAAATTCTGCACGCGCTGGGCCTGCTGAAGCTCTTTCTTCAGGGCGTTGTTTTCCTGAAGCAGCTCGTAGTTATCCACCAACGATCCGAGGTGGTTTCCGGCCGGGGGGCTCTCTTTCTTGCTTTTGAAGGGCCAAATGCTCATGTTCACCAATCCAGGAATAGCTCGCCAGAGGGGGGAGGCACGGCCACGATGGCCCGACTCAGGGCCATGATCTCGGCCACCGGGCCGTCGATCTTGGCTTCGTTGCGCTCTTTGGTGGGGTAGTAGGTCTTGATCGGGCCGCCGCCCCTGGCTTGTTTCTTGACGACGTTGGACATCATCCAGTTCATCACCGGGTCCCCGGCGTGAGCGTAGGTGCCCCCGTAAATGTGCCCCTCGAAGGCCTTCATGGGCTCGCTCATGTTCTGGGGGCCCTGGGTGATCTCGACGCAATCGAAATTGGCCCAGGGTTGCTCCTGAAGATGGAGCACGAAGAAGGTGGCTTCCTTGGGGTCGTAGGCCAGTTCCCGCGGGCGGAACTTCTCGCAAAGCTGCTTGATGTCTTCCTCAATCCGGCCGAAGTCCGTGACTGCCCCATCCGTCTCGATGAGCCAGCCCTCTTCTCGCCACTTCTGGTAATGAGCGTTCTCCGGGCGGTTGATGGTGTCCGCGGGCAGGTAATAGAAGCCGAAACCAGCGAACCCTTTTTTATGGCGAAACACGACACGCAGGGCAGCGATGTCGATCCGGTTGGCTAGGTCCATGCCGAGCCAGCACTCCTGGCCCGCGAACTGGGAGATATTGAGCTTGCGGTCTTCGCAGGACGCCCACTTCAGCATGTCCATCCATGCGCAGCCGGCGTTCTGCCACTGATTCAGGTGCTTGGTGAGAAGGACGTTCTTGCGGCCCGGGTTGGTCATGGCCTCCTGGTGCCGCGCCCGCAGGAAGTCCTCAAAAATGGAGATGCCGAAGTTCGGGTTCGCCTTTACCCAACAGCTAAAATCGGTCCAGTCGTCGTCATCGTCTATCGTGTAGACAACTCCGAACAGCTCCTCCTTCTCCAAGGAGCCTTCCAGGACCTTCTCCAGTTCCTTCTGCTTGTCGTAGCAGGGCACGGAGGTGTCCACGCCTGCGGTGGTCACCACCAGAAGAAGGGGCTGGGCCCGAGCGCCCATGCCCGTCACCAGCGTGTCGTAAAGGTCGGGAGTCTTGTGCTCGTGGTACTCGTCCACGATGCCACAGGAGGGGCTCGCGCCGTCGCCAGGTTTACCAATGACGGGGGCGAAGCGGCTACCGTCAGAGAGCCGGTAGATCGGCCCGGGGTTCTTGCTCGTCCCACCCAGTTCCAGGCCGAAGTGCGCCCGGAACTGCACGTCGTTGTCCACCATCAACCAGGCCGGCCGGAACACTTCCATGGCTTGGTCGAGACTTGTGGCACCACTGTATATCTCGGCTCCCTTCTCCCCATCGGCGTTCATCATGTAATGGCCGACGATGGCGGCGATTAGGGACTTCCCGTTCTTCCGGGGGATTACGGCCAGAACCTCGCGGAACCGGCGCATCCCGTCCTTCTTCCGGACCCAACCGAAGATGCACCCGAGAAAAAATATCTGCCAAGGCTCCAGGGTGACCTTCTCCCCGGCCCATTTTCCCTTCGTGTGCCGCATATTTGAGCCGAACCGGCACACCCTCTCCACCAGAGCCAGGTCAAAGCGGTAGGGAAAGCCCTCGGTCTTGGCCCGTTCCAGGTCGCGCAGATGCCGCTTGCAAGCGAGGCGAACCCACTTGCAAGCGGCAATCTGGCCGGAGACGACGGAGGCAACGTAGGACTGGAGTTTAGCGGAGAAGGTGACGGGAACTTCAGCGAGCCGGGCGGGGGTGGCCTGAGACACTGCGGGCTTGGTAGGGGCCTCCTTTGCCCGGGGTGTTTTGGCCTTGGTGGTCATGTCACGAGAAAATACTGGTAAAACAGGACACTAAACACCTGATTGTTTCCCCACGGGGAAGGTGGCATCCTCCTGAATGGACTTGAACGTATAGCTACAAACCGGGCATTTATGGTATCGAAGCCGCATTCCTCGATCTTCATCCCATGGCAATGCGTGGGTCCTCTTCGCCCACTCGCCGCACTGGGGGCACTTGGCCGCGCTATGCATGGGGCTGTAAATGGCTCCGTCGCTCATTCGCCCTCCTTCTTGATGCGAAAACGAAGGGCCCTGTTGGCCCAGTAGCACACCCGGGCCATGTCCGGTTCACAGCCTGAGAGGAGGCAAAACATAACCACGGAGTTCAGGTAATACTTGAACCACCAAGCAAATTTTACCTTTAGGACGAGCGTGGCCATACTACGCCCCCGCTCCACCGAAGCCGGCCCATTCGTTGGAAGACCTCTTGGAAATGTCTGAGGACACCTTACTTTTGCTGGCCGGCGTAAGTCCCAGCTCGGAGAGTAAGGAGTGAAGGTGGCGCTCGGCCTCATTCTTCTGGCCTACAGCCGGGTTGGACTTCAGCACCTCGCCATGCCGGTTTTCAGCCACGTAGGTACGGCCATTGTCGAATATCTCCAGATCGAGGAGCTGGATTTCCCAGGCTCGGCGAGCGGCCAACCACAGGATGGTCTCATGGGACTTGGAGAGCCGGTTCTCCCCGCGCAGATAGCCCTTGAAGCGCTCGTACCAGGCTACCACCTCGGGGTCGTCGGTCTGCCAATCGAGAATCGGTTCCTCGGGAATGACCTGGGGCTCGGCCGGATTGCGCCGGCTCTTGCGCTGGGTGCCTTTGGCCTCTTTGATGCTGGTGGGGGTGCGTTTACGGCCGGCCATTTGTAAGCACCACCTCCCCCACGCCCTGGATGTCCAGTTGGGCATAGGCTTCTATGCGGACCTTGACCGCGGCCTGGTCTTTTTTGGCCCCGTCGATGACAATCTCGACCTTGGTGACACCGGGCAAAGCCTTCCCAGTGGAGGGGTCAACAACCTTTGTATTCCGGGCGACGCCGTCGCTTGTGACCTTCAACCACTTCTCGCTCATGCGCTTTTCCTCTCATTTCCAAAGCCCCCGTCTTCTTGGGCTGTCTTTTTATCGTGGCATTTTTTGCAAACGCATCTCCATTTACTTCTGTCCCAAAATTTCACTGGATCACCCTTATGCGGTTCACCATGATCCACTATCGTCGCTTCAACGATTTTATTCTCTTTTAGGCACTCTTCGCAGCAGGGATACTCACGAAGCATCTGTCGTAGGACCGTCTCCCTCATGAATTGTATGCGGGCTATCTGCCATTTATAGTTATACCCCCTTTTGGTGGAGCTGCCGCGCCTTTGATCCACTGCCGCTTCCAGCGCGGCCCGCTTGGCCTCGGCTGCCGGCCGGCACGCATCGCAGTACCCGGAACTGTCGCGTGTGGTAGCCCGGCAGCCAGGGCCTTTGCAGGGACGGAGGGGACGAGGAGGCATATTAGTGGCCCCGGAGCAGCCCGAAAACGTAAATGGCGAGGGCAACCACAGCGGTGCCCCCGGGTATCCACCAGATTTTCTTCTCCACGGCCCGGATGCGCTGCTCGTGATCGTCGATCACCTTAACCCGGGCCTCACAACGCTCCCCGAGGAGGGTTAGAACGGCCTCGATCTTCGATGACAGGCCGGAAACTTCGCCACGGAGGGCATTTACCGCCTTCCAAAGGTCATCCAGTTCCTTGCTGTCCATCACGCGCCCTCTTTGAAGGGGCCAATCAGCTCGACCATGGGGCCCTTGCTGGGCCACCACACGGGGACATCCCCTGGCCGGGGGGCCAGGTTGTTCTGGTACTGGGGAAGTCGCGGGATCGGAGCTTGCTCGATGGCCAAGCCCCAGGCCTCGGAGCAGAAAGGCTCCTTGGCATTTTCCTGGACGTGACCGACCATGTTGCCGAAAAGGCCACCATAGCCGTAGGGTGTCCGCTCATGAGTCTTGATGAGAAGCCACGAGCGGAATTTATGCTGGATCGCCGGGGTCAACCCGGCCGGCGTGAAGAGATAAACGTGACCGTCGTATCCCTGGGCATCGTCCTCCAGGAAAGTGGGTGTCAGGCCGCCGCCCAAGGCCTCGATAAGCGGCACGCGGCCATCATCCATGCACTCGTCCTGGCGCACCACGCAGGCACAATGGGAGAGGCCGCCCCAATGCTCGATGGCTTCATCCAAAAGATCGTTGCCTCGGAACAGAACGGCGCAGCCGGTCACGCAGAGTTCTCTGCCGCCTTGCAGGTAGGGGGTTTTGATGACTTCCATCAGAACAGCACTCCCATTTCGATCATGAAGAAGGCCGGAGCCTGCACCGTGAACTTTCCCAAACGCCACTTGGCTTCCTTTGGCCCCTGGGCCGCGCTGGGGATGGACACGATCATGACTCCGACCCTCTCCGATTCGTAGACGTAGAGACTTCCGACCGGCGTATGCAGGTTTACTGGCCCTGCGCCGGGGCCACCGGAGGGTTTACGGTGGTGGCCACAGTCGAAGTGGTGGCTGGGATGGTGGGAGTCACCTTGTTAACAGCGGCCAACAGGCCAGCCGCGTACTGGCTCCAATAGGATATCTGCTGACCCGCGGGGGTGTTGGCCACGTCGGCAGGCAGCGGGAGGGCCGCCACGGCGGTGGCCAGGGTGGTGGCTCCGGTCAAGATGCTCTGCTCGGTCTGGGTGCAAGCGACACCAGCCAGGATCACGGAAACGCACAGGGCAAAAAGCAGGATGATCTTTTTCACGACTAAGCTCCTTGAGTGGTTTGAGCCGGAGTGGCCCCGGCCGGGTTGACGGGGTTGGCTAAGATCGTCGCAGGATCGGTGCCACGCTCGGGCAAGACTTCGGGGGCGGCTTCAGCCACGAGAGGGAAACCAGACGACGCTCCACCCGCTGGCAACGATTTGTAAGAACTGGGCTGGGGCGGCGTGGTGTACAGGGCCTCCTGGTGGCCACTGATGAGCAGGTACAGGCCCACGCCGTTGACCAGCAGTTGGTTTATGGCGGGGTCCACGGTCACGGGGACGGGAACGCCCAGGGCCCGAAGCAGCCCCAGGGCTGAGGACACGAACACGGTTATCAGACCCAAAAAGGTCTTGGAGGACATGAAATTCATGGCACACTCCTATAAATCCACGGATTGATGATTCCTTCCCAGGCACCGGCAAGCCATTTCGCATGTGGCTTCGGCACCCCGCACTTCCTCAGCCGACAGTAAAAATGCAGAGGGCTCAGATGGTGCTGGAGCCAGCTACGCACCCACCGCCTCCTTTGTCTTGTTTAACCAGGCAATTCTGGACTGCAACCCAATCTCACCGCCATTCACCAGGCGCGTGAACTCCTCAATGTTGTCGGCCAAAGCGGAAGGAGATAGTCCGCGCATGACCCAATAGTGAGCCCCGATCACGAACATATACCGGGTCGCGTTCACCAACTCGGGCTGAACGGCGAGGGGCAACTGCGCGAGCTTACCCACCGCGGCGTATTCGGCTCGGCCGGTGAGCTGGAAAGGTCCACGCCCATGGAAGGCCCAGCCGTCCCCAGGCGACGTATTGCCCATCCGGTTGGCGTAAATGCGGTTTGCGATGGCCTCTTGGTTCCCGGCGTAGGTCTTGGCTTGAGTTGGGGTGAAGTACTTCGGGAAGAGCTTCAGTAGCTCCGCAGAGGTGTAGTGTAGGTTCTCGTCAAGGGTCTCGAAGCCACCCGTCTCTTCTAAGGTCAGCGCTACGTAGTAAACCTGCTCCAGTACGGTGTTAAGCTTGAAATCCTCGAATAACTGGGGAAGGGAAGGGAAAGCCGCAGAGGCAACTGGAAGCGCTTTTGGAGCGAGTTTTTGAAGTACAGCGTTCCAGTTAATGGCGTTTGACATCATTATTCTCCTCAGATAGTCAAACCGCGACTACCACAGCAGGATATTTTATGTAAACCTCCTTCGTAATTTACCGATTTTGCAGTTTGAAATAGTAAAAATAGGCTTTTTATGGGGAATTTTGGCGGAAAATTGTAATAAAAATCGTAAAGAAACCCCCGCCACTGCATTTTTTCGATAAAGGGCCAGTGGTCTTGAGTTTCTGGTAATGCTCAAGAGCAACGGCTCCAGGAGAGCCCTCTTTTGGGCTTTACAGGTGTCCAGTCACAGCGTATGGATTTTCCCGCCTACCTATGACCAAGTTTTATGCTGATTGCATAAAAACCTCACAGGATTAGCTCGACCTTGGTAAAATGTCTCCAATTTGGTCGAGCGAAAATTTGTGGGGGCACACGGTCTAATGCAGTCGAGCGACTAGACTTTTTACCCCCACCGGGTCAAAGTACAGTCCGGGGACTCTCTGGCCCTTGCGATACTACAAAAAATGTAGGGTATTCATCTTTGCGGTTTTATGGCCGTTGCATACCTTTAGAGTAGAGCAATTGGCCACACTCCTTCACGGGCCTGTCAATGCTTAGTCTGTCATCCCACAGGCTTGAGGGTATTTTGTGGTTTTTGTATGGTTAGACTAGAAAAAAGCTTGACATGCGATTAGCCATAAAATAAACCATGGTCACCGGGCGGGAAAACCTGGGAAACACGGGATGGCCTGGCGGCCAGTCCTAAACGGCCCGGAGCAGTACCAGGGCAAGACCCGCCCGGACTTAAAAAGTTTATGTCTGGTTAAACATAACAAAGGAGCGGTCACCATGAAATTCACGGTCAGTCTTGGGACAATCATAAGCGGCTCGCACAGGCCGGAAGATTTAATCCCGGCCTTTACGGGCGAACTGAAGCGCTTAGACGTGGAAGGCAACCATAAAGCCCTGATCCAAGACGCTGAAGGCCTGGAAGCCTTCGACACCGAGGAAGCCGGGGAAGTTCTTGACGCGCTTTTTGATAGCCTAGACGCCTTCGCCCCTTCCTTCTGCTACTTCGGCGCAATTGATGGTGACGGCGCAGACTTTGGCTTTTGGTTTGACCGGGCCTCTTTTGAAGAAGCGCAATACTGTAATGAAGTCGCTACGGGTTCAGACTTAGCCGAAGCAAAGCAACGGGCCACGTCAATGGAAGCAGACTATCTAGCGGTAGTATCCGATCATGGCAACCTCGAATTGTATGACATAAATGAAAACCTTTTGCTTTCTCTCGTTTAGCAAACAGATAAAGGAGCTTACAAAATGAGCAACACATTTGAACCCCGCGTCTATGTAGCGAGCTTGAGTGACTACAATAACGGTTGCCTGCATGGCGCTTGGATAGACTTAACCGGCAAAGATGCTGATGAAATAAACCAAGAAATAAACGCCATTTTGGCAAAGTCAAAATTCCCCAATGTCTACCGTCAGGACTGCGAATGCAGAGAATGCGGGCATACCTGGACGAGAGACGCCAGAGAAATAAACAGAGAAACGATATGTCCAGAATGTGAATCAAACGGGAACATCATGTGCTCGGCGCAGTATCCAAGCGCTGAAGAATGGGCCATCCATGACTATGACGGCTTTGGCGGTTACAAGATAAACGAATATACAAGCGTTGATGAACTGGTCAGGCTCACCGAAGTGATTGACGAAAATGCGGAAGCCTTCCTTTTATACGCCTCTGACGTTGGCCTTGACTATGCAATAGAAAACTTTGAAGAAGCTTTCCAAGGTGAACACGACAGCGAACTGGATTTTACTTACCAGCTTGTAGACGATTTGGGTTACCTGGAACAAATGCCGGAAAACCTGCGGGGCTATTTTGACTATGAGGCGTTCAAGCATGACCTGTTCATAAACGATTACACAAGCGAACGCTTAGACAATGGCAACGTGGCCGTGTTTTCGCGTTACGTTTAAGTCTAGTTTAACTTAACAATAAGAGGTTATTGCAATGAAAGCAACTGTAATGAGAGTTGGCTTCAATAAGGACCAAAGGCTTTACGTTATCCCCGCCGGGAAAGGGTATACGACACTAGGGTTTGACCATGCGGAATATCTATCAAGCGTTGTGGCCATCTGGGCCGGCCTCAAGCGCGACAAAGGACCACAAGGCGTAGGCCATCCAAGTCCCGGCACGCTCGCCCATTACCGTGAGCATCAACGCCTTATGCGTGAGGGGGCACAATATGCCAAGCAAACCGGGGATAAATGCCGAGCCATGGACACCCCGCAACTTCGCGGCCTTGAGCATCGGCGCGTTGAAGTCGTGGACAAGTACGGCGAAAAGCGCCGCTTCTGGGTAGGCAAATCCACGGGCTGGATGCCAATTCACCTTGAAATCCACAACACGCGGTCAACTGGTGGCCCTGGCATCATTGGAGCGCCTTTTCAATCTGTGCGCGTGATCCGCTAGCCGGTTTCTTACCCTGCTACGCTTGCTAGGTTCTGCAACCTGGCAAGAAACAGGACGAGAAACACAAACCGGAGCAACTACAATGCGCGTTGAACTAAAAAGCTATTCCTGTATTGTATTTAGGGATAATGACTCTAAAATTTACAGTGAATCCTTATTTTTTCATAAGCTCAAAACAGAACTTATAAAACAAGGATATGACGTAATTAAAAAGCAAATGTGGAAAGATGGCCACTTAGTTGATGACAACCAGTACTATGTGCGCTCCCGTGAAACAAAAGAAAACAAAACTGATATGCGCCGTAGCTTTGCCGTATATGATACTCAATACGCCTTTCAATTCGCTTATGAACCATACAACAAAGATGGCCAGGTTACATTAGCTGTAATCAGGGATATTTTTAAGGAGAAATAGCGA